AAATCCCCATCTTTTTAAGGCTAGGGCCTTTCTTGTAGGCCTTCCTTTTTCATCCTTCATTGGACCTTTCATCCCAGCAAACCTAGAAGCAAAAGATATTCTCCTTGGGTTAGTTCCTTTACTCAAAGGTGGTTTTAGATTTGCTCCTTCTGTTTTTTTAAAAAACTTTCTACCAGCTTCATTCAGCCCACCTTTTGGGTTTTGATATTTTTTAGCTACCATCTGTTTTTAACTTACAAGCTGGACATTGAAACTCTACCTCATCACCTTCTTCAACCTTAGCCATAGCAATTTTGCAGATAGGACAAATAGGTAATTGCTTTTCAAACTTTCTAGGATTGCGAGGATATGATCTCATGCTCTTGGATTTCTACCTGGTCCTAATGTTCTTTGAGGAGCTTCTATACCGACTGCTGGATTATCTCTCATGTCTGACATCAACATGTTTCTTCGGCTACCTCTTCGCCTGGCTATCCTTTTGGATGCTAATTTTGTTCTCTCTTCTCTCTCAGCTTCATCTGCTCGTCTTTCTCTTTCTGAAACTCTATCAAGTTCTTCTTGAGATGGGCCTGGTGGGGCTGGTGTTCTTGATAAACCTAATGCTCTTCCTATTGGTCTAGTAACTGCACTCATTCGTATAATCTCCCATAAGCATAATAGTCTTTGATATCAGGGCCATATCTTTTCAATAATCCCTCTCTATGAAAGTAACATGCTTCCATCCATTTTATTGCTCGGTAATTTGTAGTCCTAACGTAGGTCTGAAGTCTATGAAGGTTTAATTTAGCTGGTGCATAGCGAAAAAATCTCAAAGCACCTTTATGAAAAGTAAGTTTTATATCTGTTAAATTTTTTGAGGGAAGCATCCAAGCTTCGGCTACACCTCTCCACAATGGATAGATACCAAAGATAGCATAGACCTGGCCTTTAAAGATTAGAGTGTATCCTAAACCATCGACTGAATAATCTTCTATATGTGGCCTTCCATAGCCTTCTATTATTTCCTGATCAACATCACGAAAATCAGCCATATGCATATGTCTTGGATGAAAGGGAACTATCCTATGATAGATACCATCTAGCTTCATAACTTCCATTAATTCTTCTGATGTAAACATAAATAACCTATGCAAATACGTTGAAGTCGGTTTTAGCTACAAATGGTTGGCTGTATGTTTTATTACCTCTAGTCATTCTTCTCATCTCACCACCACCGAGCAGACAATAGCCAACACTATCCCCAACATGGGAATGCTCGTTTTTATTTGGTTTATCTCTGAATCTTTCCTGACCAGCCCCTACAGCTACCCTGGTAAAGTGATAACCACCGGAAAGTGATTTTCTTAGTCTTAGACATTTTCTATTCACCAGGAAACCAGGCTTGCCTTGTATCAATCTATTCATCGGCATGGCTACTGCTTCTCGTCTAACTTTGAAATCATTAGTGGCAGTCGGCCTGGCCAGTATCCCATGTGTTTTTAAAAACTCAAAAGATGTCTGCTCATAGATACCTTCTCTTGAAGCACCAGCCGGATCACCCCAAACCATAAATTCATTTTTAGGAAATCTGATTGCCATTTCTGACTTCAATAGATTCACAAATCTATCCAGGCCCATATCAAAAGTTACAATCTCATGTAAGACATGCCATGCCCCATTTGGCATTTTCTGAGCAAACACTGCCGAGGGTGTCAATCCAAAGTCTAATCCTACTTGTACTGGTATATTCTCATCGACCTCTAGATCAGCAGACATTGTGCTATCATCATATTCAGGCCATACTGGTCTTCCTTCCTGGACGTATGTATACTTTCCTTCAGCATAGCATCTTACCCAGTCTAAATTTTTACCACCCAATAGCTGGTCATAATATCCATCAGGTAGGTTATGTAAGTTCTCAGCCTTTGGGTTAGTTTTAAACCAGCGACCACCAGCCGATATAAAACCCTGAGCTTCAGGTATTTCTTTTGGCACATCTTTCAATGGCACTTCTGTAACACCACCTGGTTGCCGGTAAAACTTCCAGGCAAACTTACCTTTTGGTTTTTCTTTCTCAGCTAATTTATACATCCAGTGATCATCATCACATGGGTTGCTATCCATCCATATTCCTCGCCAGGTACATCCACCATCAGCCATAGAAGGGTATCTTCCTACCCTATGAGACAACCCATCTATAACGGCTTTTGGAAGCTCTCGTGCTTCATTGACGAATGCCCCAGTGAGTTCAAGAGATAACAGCTTCCTGGTATCTTTGGGTTGATCTAATGCAAGAAATATTACTTCACAATCTATGCCGGATGCATTACCCCTGGCTGGTAGTTTCAAATGATGTTTGATTGGTGGTGACCAGTGAAGGCCACCCCAAATATTTTCAGGAAATAATTCTAACCAGGTTTTAATCGTAGTGGTTTTGAGCATAGGATAACTGTTTCTTACAACAACAAACCTAGAATATCTTACACCATCCCTAGGTGACGGCTTCTGCTGTACGGCCCTTTTAAACACCTCAGCACAACTAGCATACGACTTACCTGATCCCACCGGACCAATCAATCCTCTAACAAAGCTATCATCCTTTAAGAACTTCCAAACTGTAGGTGAGGTACTAAAATCTAAATTTAATTTATCAGGTTTTTCCATCTGTCGGTCCTACCATGTTAACTTCTATTACACTTGGTTTTTCACTTTCATGTTCTTTGTCCAGGATACCAGCACTCTTAGCCAGCATTTGCAGAACTCTTACCTTATCGATCATTTCGATTTCGACCTCGTAATTTTCACCCACTGGTCTCGCTTTAATCTTCTTAATGGATTGAAGTGCATGTTCCGGGATTTGATCCATATCCTTAATAGTAACCTTGCCTTGATCATCCCAATCCACAACATCAGTAACCTTTGCTTGACTAATCGACAGTAAAGCTTCTGCAAGCTTCTCTCTATTCTCAAAAATAACATCTGATCCTCTTAGCTTCTTCTTGATGTCTCTTACACCACCAAGATTATTCATCTTTGGAATAACTCTCTTAGAAGGCAATATCACTCTCCAGGGTTGCATCCTCACTTGTAAAACCATTTTGCTGATCTACAGCCTTATAATCTTTTGGAAATATCTTTAGCCATACTTCGCCCTTATCATCAGGGATAGGATAGCAATCCAACTTCATAGAACTCGGTATACCCATCTTGGTAAACAGCTTACCAATCTTAATCCATTGGGTTTTTTCATTGCCTTCTCGATCAAAGTATTTTTTAGCTTGAACTAAATCTAATGTTTCTTTATCCATGTAAAACTCCTATATGAAAAAATGGAAAATATTTTTGTGAGACCCCCCGTATATGTATATGACCGGGGAGGGGATAGGGTCGCACTTTGCAGTCTGACATTATATTATTATCGTGTGTGTACATATTCTACATGACCATCTAGTTTTTATACACCATCGTATCTTTTATTCATTTTATTTACTAGCCCCTTAATTAATTGCTTCGTATCTTTGGGTTTACTTACCTTGTTCTGCCATATGCTTTTGAAATAAGCTATCGTGTATGGTGGTCTTGTTCTATCCTGGCTACACTTCTTCAGCTTCTTTGTTACCTCATCCATGAAGTTATCAATCGTCACTCCAGTTTGGATGATCTCTTCTGCTATGGCTTCTTCTCTTTTGGTCCATCGCCATTGTCCTCGTGTCTTGCAGATATCGTCTAGTGCATGTGAATAACTTCTTAACAATTCAAAAACATTATCTTTAATATTATTATTATTAGTTATAGTAATATAGTTCTGTACAACATCATTGTGTTGTGTATCGGCACAACCTCTAGTGTTGTATAACTTACTCTTATTCACAACCTGACGTTGTATATCTTGGGCCTTTAAATAGCCTTTTTCTATGGGTGAAAGTAGGCCACAACCGATCTTATTCCAGGCTTCAATAGTCTGTTTTCCTGACAAATAAGTGACCATAGCATTGTATACTGTATCGTATGGAAAGAACTCAGTCTCATCTTTTAGGTACTTTTGAGTAATATCATTAGCAAGTTTATCTTGTGCCGGTGATAACTTATTCTGTTTCTTTTCTATCTTCTTAAATGTTTCTTCTGCTTTATTCTGTTCTACAATAGGATCAGTAGATGTCTTTATTAACTGAGTATCGCTGATAGCTGGATCATATATGATACGATAAGTAGCTGTCTTTTTACCTTTCTGACGTAGGGCATTTTCATTGAGTATCTTCTTTATATATCCCCAATCAATAAGCTTCACTATCTGCCTGGATATTGCTTGCTGAGACCGGTTTAGTCTTTTAGCCAGGAGAAGCTGAGAAGGAAAAGCTGTACCCGATTGACCTGAGACATATGAACAAAGAACACATAACACCTGGAGTGCTGATGGATTGTTAAGTATCCTGGTATCGGCTAAAGCTCTTGAAGGTATATTGATGTAAGGTGAGGGTGATTGCTCATTAGATATTCTATACTTCTTAGGTGGCAATGTTATCTGCTCTCTTGCCTTCAATATCTCCTGGGCCTTATCAATCTTAGGAACATCAATCATATTCATTTAAATCTCTTTAATGACTGTTCCAGGATAGCAAGCTTCGACCAGCTTCTTCTTCAGTCTATATACTGGTGTCTTAAATCCTTTTACATCTTCAACAATGTAATAACCTATTTGTCCTTGAGGGCCGATATCATCGACCATGAGATACTCAAAGTCAGCTTTATATGTGCAAACCTTTTTGCCATTGACCATACATTTGAACTCAGGCTGAAGTTTTAAACTGTTTATAATACCAGCTTTCTCCATGATCTTTAGCTCAGAATATCTGTTAGCTTCTCTTTTACTATCAAAGTAAATACCATCAACCATAGTTCTAATAGCTCTATACTTTGTCATTGGCCTTCACCATCTGATCTAACTTTTCAGCTATCTTTAAATCCGATATCTGTTCTTTTTGATCATCAAATATAATATCATTACTAATAGAACCTGGTGTTCTTCTTCTTAATCCTTCCCTTAATATATGCTCAGTTAATCCAGCCATTGACCATCTTTCTTTCTTGGCCTGATGCTTTAGCATATCGTAACAACCCCTTGATAACCGGCAATAAAAGGGAACTATCTCTATCTCTTTATCCATTTGTATAAAACCTATGAAAATATATTTACCTCTAGGACTTGTATATTAGATATCTATCTGATATATGTATATAGGTAAGACATAAGTCTTACATCGGTAATAACTAAAATAGGGGAAACCAAATGAAAAAATTTATCGAAAGTTTATTTAAAGTATCTGTTCAACATGACTGCTCATCCTGGTGGGCTGTTTTTCCTAGTACATGGGATGATGACAGAATTTTTGATTTCATCGAATGGGTTGAAGATAGGTATCTCATGGATATTGGTATCAGTAGAAGTGGATACTATCATGGTGCTGGCCAGGCATATTCTGATGGCCCATATATTCGTAGATCAGCTACAAGAGCTTTGATCAAACAGCAACATTCATATGACGTTTAAGGGAGCAAACTAATGAGGGTTAAGAATACTGCCGGTCAAGAACATACTGGTGTCTATTGTGCCTACGTTAGGGTATCAACTGACAGTCAGGATGTAGCCAGGCAAGAAATGGAGATCAAGAAGTGGCTCAATGGTGGTGATCACCAGGTCATGTGGTTTAGGGAAGAGGGTGTCTCAGGGAAAATTTCACCTTCAAAAAGACCTGAGCTATCTAAATGTATCGAGACAGCCAAGGTCAATAAAGGTACAATCATTGTAGCTGACCTTGAAAGATTCAGTCGTAGGATGCAAGATACACTGGACTTCTTTGAAGAGAAGCTGGAGAAGGGCAAGATCAAGTTTGTTGTCTGCAATGAGCCTGAGATATCTGAAAGCTGGGAAAGGTTTTCTATGAAAGCTTACTTCGGTGCTATGGAAAGACGTAGAATAGCTGAAAGAACTAAGTCAGGTCTAACTAAGATAAAAGAAGAGCTAAGAGATAAGGGTAAGTATCAAACCAGGTCAGGCCGAACTATCACTAAGCTTGGCATCCATGATCATATGGATAAGGCAAGAGCTAGGGCTGGTGAAGTTGTGAAGGCTGAGAGTGATGGTTTTGCTCAGATTGTAGGACCAACTATCCAGGCCCTTCTTAGCTCAGGCATGACTTATAGAGAAGTTGCAATCAACTTAAATCAAATAGGTACAACAACTGCAAGAGGTGGTGAGTGGTATGCTTCTACAGTTCGTAACGTCATCAAAAGATTGGAGAGTATGAATGAATAAAAAACAATTACAAGATTATCTTGATATGGAAATGTCTAAAGTATTGTGTCAGCTTGAACTTAATATATACCAGGGAAGGCAAGATCGATTGACAACAAAAATACAAAGATATTTTAATTCAACACCTCTAAGAAATGCTTTTAATAGAATTGTAACTTACTCTTATATTGTTAACGAGTTTTACACTATTTCATATGTGGCTGATCAACTAAGAACAACAAGACAATCTATTTCAAACATGGTCGAAG